AAGAACTAAAAAATCTTACAGGAATTGAAGAAAACTTTAAACGTCGTATGACACGACAAGTAAATAAAGCAATGACACAAGAGGGTTATCTTGCAACTAATGCAAACATTAATCTTCTTAGTACTCCTTATCTTGATTCAGCAAATGCAGACCCAAAGGGTTTAAAAGATTCTGGCTCAAAGGCAATTAATCCTGGTTTGGTATACCGAAATGGCTACGGTCTTTTTGATGTAATCACACCACCATATAACATGTACGAACTTGCTAATTTTTATGACACATCATTTGCTAACCATGCTGCTATTGATGCTAAAGTAGAAAATGTTGTTGGTCTTGGTTATCGCTTTGATGTAACAGATCGCACAATGATGAGCCTTGAGAATAATGCAGATCAAGGAGCAACTGCACGTGCTAGAAATAGAATTGAAAGAGCAAAACTAGAACTTCGTGATTGGCTTGAATCATTAAATGATGATGACAGTTTTACACGCACAATGGAGAAAATTTATACTGACCTTCAAGCAACTGGAAACGGCTACATGGAAGTTGGTAGAACAGTAAGTGGTGAGATTGGCTATGTTGGACATATTCCATCTACAACAATGCGAGTTCGCCGTATACGTGACGGACATGTTCAGATCATTGGGCCAAAGGTTGTTTACTTCCGTAATTTTGGTGCTACAAATATTAATCCACTAACAGCAGACCCACGTCCAAATGAGATTATTCATTTTAAGGATTACTCACCATTAAATACATACTACGGTGTTCCAGATATTATTGCAGCATTGCCATCACTTATTGGTGACCAACTTGCTTCACAATACAACATTGATTATTTTGAAAACAAAGCGGTACCAAGATATGTAATCACTCTAAAAGGTGCTAAGTTATCTGCTGATGCCGAAGATAAGATGTTTAGATTCTTGCAAACAGGACTAAAGTCTCAGTCACACAGAACTCTATATATTCCACTCCCTGGCGACAATGATCACTCTAAGGTTGAGTTTGATATGAAGCCAATTGAAAACGGTATTCAGGATGGATCATTTAAAGAATATCGTAAGCAAAACCGTGATGATATTTTAATTGCCCATCAAGTTCCAATTTCTAAACTTGGCGGTTCAGATTCAGGAGCAATTGCAGCAGCCTTAGCACAAGACCGTACTTTTAAAGAGCAGGTATCTCGTCCAGAACAACAGCACCTTGAAAAGGTAATTAGCAAACTTATCAAGGAAAGAACAGATATTCTTCAGTTCAAGTTTAATGAACTTACTCTTACAGATGAAATTGCACAGTCCCAGATTCTTGAGCGTTATGTTAAGAATCAAATTATGCTTCCTAATGAAGCCCGTGAAATTTTGGATCTTCCTCAAGCAGATCATGGCGATACACCTCTTGAATTAAGCCCAAGACAGGCTGCAGATTCAAGAGCAAATGGAAATCGTTCTAGAGATGCAGAGAGAACAAATAATCAATCAGATGGTTCTGCAACAGTATCTGGACGTAATCCGAAGGGTGAAGGTAGAGCGTCTCAATAGTTGAGAAATCTACATAAACATTTGGTATAATGGAATACGATATGAACATAAATAAGGCTTTTTGGACCACTGACGGCGACAATGTTCGCTTATCAATGCCCTTTGGCAAAGTAGATATTGAGAAGAGAATTGTCTCTGGTTTTGCATCCCTTGACAATGTTGATAAGCAATATGACATTGTTACTACTGAAGCATCTTTGAGTGCTTTTGCAAAATTCCGTGGAAACATTCGTGAAATGCATCAGCCTTCAGCAGTTGGCAAGATGATTTCATTTAAAGAAGAAAAATATTTTGATCCAGAATCAAAGAAATTCTATAAGGGAATCTATGTATCTACATATATTTCTAAGGGCGCAGCAGATGCATGGGAAAAGGTTCTTGATGGAACATACACTGGTTTTTCTATTGGCGGTAGAATGAATAAGTGGGATGATGCATATAATGAAGAACTTGATAAATCAATTAGAGTTATTAAGGATTATGATCTTGTTGAGTTGAGTCTTGTAGATTCCCCAGCAAATCAATTTGCAAGTATTATGTCAGTTGAAAAAGTTGACGGCGTAGATACAATTAAAGGCGATATTGCTAACACAATTGTAGAAAATGTTTTCTATGATGAAGAAACAGGAATTGTTCTAACTTCTGATGAAGAAACATACGTTAGCCCAGTAAGTGGTAACGAAATGAAAAACATTGGTTTTGTAGAAAAAAATGACTCAGAAAAAGCAAATATGATAAAGTTCTTAGTTGATAGTGCTAAAGGCATTAATACATCTAAGATTACCAAGGAGGTAAACCCTATGTCAGAAGATACAACAGCAGTAGTTGATGCACCAGTTGCAGAAGCAGAAGCAGTATCCGCAGAGGTCACTCCAGAGGCACAACCAACAGAAACAGTAGAAGCAGTCGTAGAAGCCGAGGCACCAGTTGCTGAAGCAGAGAAGTCTGATTCAATTGTGGAAGATAGTGCTACATCTTCAATAGAAGATGCAATTCAGACTCCAGAAGCACCAGCAGCAGAAGATGCTGCAAAGGCTGACGATGTAATTGCAAGTGCAATTGCAGAAATCAAGGAATCTGTTACTAATGCCTTTGGCGATCTAACAGCAACAATTAAGTCACTTGGTGATGAAGTTGCTAATATGAAGAAGTCTCTTGATGCCACAACAACTGATGTAAATCAGATCAAGGGTACTTTTAATGAAATTGGAAAGAGAGTTGATTCCGTAGAAAAGGACACCGCTTTCCGCAAGTCTGGCGATCTAGGCGAGATCGTGCAGGAATTGGATTCAACTCCAGTTCACAAATCCCTATGGGGCGGACGTTTCCTCAAATTCTCCGACCTATACAACTAACATAAAAATCACTAGGAGGTGAACAATATGTCAGAAGATATCGTAAAAAACTATCCAGGAACTACCACAGCCCACGGGCATGATGGAACAGGTGCAGTCGCATCTGGTTCAACAGGTAACGCAGCAGCCATCGTAAGTGGTCGTGACGGCGTTCTAGGTAACATTACTGGTGCAAATTACGGAACATCAGGTGCAAACGCAGTTAACCCTGTCGGTACACCAGGTGGTATCCTATTGCCTGAACAAGCACGTCGCTTCATTGATTATGTGTGGGATGCTACAGTTCTCGCTAAGGATGGACGTAGAGTTACTATGCGAGCAAATACAATGGAACTTGAAAAAGTTAACGTTGGTGAGCGTGTAATTCGTGCAGCAGCACAAGCAGACCCTACATTTACAAATGCAGGCGCAACTTTCTCAAAGGTTGAATTGACTACAAAGAAGATTCGTCTTGACTGGGAAGTATCAACAGAAGCACTAGAAGATAACGTAGAAGGTGGCGCTCTTGAAGACCATCTCGTTCGTTTGATGACAACTGCTTTTGCAAACGACATTGAAGATCTTGCGATCAACGGTGACGGTTCAACAGGAAACTTCCTTTCAATTATGGAAGGTTTCGTTTCAAAGGTACAGGGCGGAGATTCACATGAGTCTCTAGTTACAGTTGCTAATAACAACTGGACAACCCCAATCCTTCAGGATATCATCCTTGCAATGCCACGCAAGTACCGTGCAATCAAGAACAATCTTAAGTTCTATGCTGGTACAGACGCATTCCAAGGTATTGTCAAGAACAACGGTACACTTGCTGATGCAATTGCAGAAGCATTTACACCACGTCTTGGTGGTACTGAGGCTAATCGTCAGGCATACTATGATGGTGGCGCACAGACATTCGGTGGAGCACGTACAACTCGTGTTCTCGGTGTTGAAGTACAGGAAGTTCCTTACTACCCTGCAGGCTATGTAGATCTTACATTCCCTCAGAACCGTGTATGGGGATTCCAACGTGATATCACTGTAAACCGTTTCTACCAACCAAAGAAGGACACAATTGAGTACACAGTATTCGTCCGCTTTGGTCTTCAGTGGGAAGAACTTGACGCAGTTGCATTCGCAACAGCAGCAAACAACTCATAATCGCTAAACGATTGACTTGGGGGACGGAGAAATCTGTCCCCTTTAGTCATTCATAAGGAGAAGTAATGTCATATCCAGGAACACCTATTGATCATTCACACAATGGTGAAGGTGCAATAGTTACATTAGGAAATCCAGGAGTTATAATCATGGGTGCAGGTGGTTTACAGGTTAATACTATGGGAACCATTGGAGATGCAAATCTTGGTGATACATCAGGACCAAATGCAGTCAACCCATCTGGAACTCCTAATGGAATTCGTTTACCAATGCAAAATAATTTTGGCAGAGGTAGACGGCGCTAATTCTGGTATAATGACATAGGAGGAATTAATGTCTATTATTGAAGATTTGTCTAAAAAGACTGTTATGGAAATAAAGTCTTATGCAAAGAAAAATAACATTGATTTATTTGGGGTAACAACAAAGGCTCATATGCTTGAGGTAATTGCTAGTTGGACTCCCAAAGAAGAATCAATTGTAAAGCCAAAGGTAGAAAAAATCAAAGATGAAAAGGTAGCACTTTTTTCAGAGCGTAACATATTCTGGAATGGCGTTGGAGAAGTCATAAAAGGCTATAATATTGTAACCAAGGAGGTTTCCGAAAAGTGGCTTACCCACGATAAGGTTCGCATTGCGACACCACAAGAGGTAGCAAAACACTACGGTAAATAATTATGATCATTCTGAGACTCCCACCATACCCAATTGAAGTAAAGTACGATGTTCCGTTGCCAGACACGGATTACCTATTTACAATTGAAAATGCTCCAAGGACTATTGAGGCATCTGAAATTCTTACATCTGATGCCAACGCTCAAATTACATTCACACTGACTGGTGATTTTATCACTTATGACCATGACTATTCTGTTCAAATTTATGAAATCAATAACGATCAAGAAGAGCACATACTTGTACAAGATATTTTAAGTATTATTAGACCTTATGTTGATCCAAAAACTTTAGGAACAACTGCAACAGAAATTGCAGAAGCAACATATAATGAACGCATTGCAAGAGCAATTGTAGACTCACTAATTAACCGTGGATTTACATTTGAAAAGAAAATCCTTGAGGTAGTTGGTCAAGGCACAGACTACATGCCAGTCTGGGAAACAATTTATAAGATTGATCAGGTTTATGAGAATGGCGTATTGGTATACGACATTACAGATATAGTTAATGGACCAGCCCTTGCAGGGTTTGATTATATTATTACAAAAGATAGAACATCAATTGTTAAGGTACCTACAGATACAAGCCAGTATGAACCAAAGAATCGTAATGAGCGCAAACCCCTAAAATATAGAGACGCTGGATCAGATTCATTTTATACATATGCTCCATATGAAAATTTTGATAATATGTGGATTAATACACGTAATCCTGCTGTTTCATTCCCAGAAGGATTTGATTATATTTTTGTCTATGACGCAGGGTATAAAGTTATTCCAAATGATGTGCGTGATGCAGTAGGAATGATGATTAATGATCTTCAATGTGGCAAGATGGATCACTACAAGGCTTACATCACTAACTATCAAACAGACCAGTTTAAACTTGAATATGACCCGTCTAAATTCTTTGGTACGGGAAATATTATGGTTGATATTATTCTTGACAAGTATGTAACAAACTTGCGTACACCTGGGATGTTGTGATGAATTGTGAAACAACTGACTTTATGTACCCAATGCTTGCCGATATTTATTATGCAATAATTAAACAAGGTGAATACGGTAAAGCAATAAAAGAGTGGATATTTGATAAAACAATTGCATGCAATGCACAGCCTATAACAAAAAGAACACAAGAAGAAACAACTCCTGCAGTATTTTTGCAATCAGAAGGAAAATTACTTGCAAGATGCA